GATTCCAATTCTGGTATTGATACGGGCAATTCTCTCAAACTCAAGTTCCCCGAAGGTTCCCCAACTAGGCTTGATCTTTGTACCCATCCAAGGGTAACTTGCTCTGGCGACAGCATAATCAACCTCCTCGAAAATCTGGGCATAGCTCCACTGACAGAGTTTATCGGCCATCATCGGCCCCTTGGTTTCGAGCACGCCATGAAGTGTGGTGATTTCGGCCTGCCGGGGAGCATCGGAATCAGGGTCCGTCCCCAGCGCCTTATCCGCCATGGTCCGCGTCCATGCAATCGTGCGGCAATCAGTCCAGCACAGATCCATGAGGTCGCGCTGTAACTGCATCTGATTGTTGATCTTAGACCAGATATGCTTGTACTTGTTGCATTCCTCGGAGGAAGCTACCTCCCGAGGATTCTTCGAGTCGGAGGGGGTGAAGTTTACCTTGATCTGTCCTCGGCAGAGAGCGGAGGTGATGATATCGCCCTGACTGGACATGATGTTAGTCGGATAGAGGTTATTGTCGTCGGACTCCGCGATAGAGTTGGCTCCCCGCGATGGTCCGGCAGCAGCTACCCCGGCAAGTGCCCAACCGCCCTTACCGTCGTCGAGTAGGAACTGGTATCCGCGATCCATGTGGCGGTTTTCCCACGTCTGTAGAATAGAGAACCTGCGAGCAGCTTCGTCGGTAACTGAGCATGTATTGACCAAACTCTTGATAATCTGCTGGATCTTCGGGTTGGCCTTATCTAAATCATCTGGTTTCCATACTTTGGCTGAGGTGACGATATTGGGAGCAAGTTCGCCGGGGGCGTACTCCTGCGCAACCGCCTGCGCCTCCTGCTCATCGGTATTCAGGGCAGACTGATCTGCCATAGCCTCATTCTGTTCCGCCATTTACCGGTCCAGTCTCATACTGAAGATGTTGCTCCAATTGGTCTGCGAGGTCGCTGTAGAGCATGGTAAGTTTGAAATTGGTCGATGACAGTTCAATAGCCTGCTCGCGGTAGAACCGGATACGCTCTCGGTATTCCTGCTCTTTCGCGGCATCGAAGTCACATCCCGGGAATTTGCAGGGGAGCGGCTTGGGCCGCGGACCCATTAGAGACGCTGCCAGCATTATCGACATCCCCACCACCATCCATAGCATCGGCTACTTGATCCCCCGTATATCCCATCTGCTTCAGGGCATCGATTAATTGCAGGGCTTGTGGATCGGAGCTAAGATCCTTGCTGCCCATAGGATCGGCACCGGCAGCCTTCGGGTCTTGCGATGGCGGCGCGGGCGGCTTAGAGGCATCGTCCTTCCTTGCTTTCAACGAAGAATTCTTTGACACCATAGTCATTCTATTCGTATGTTCCGAACCGTCGTCAGCCTTCCAAGCCATTGAATCACCTCAAGACGAGGATACCACCTTGTTCGCACGGATGCGCTTGTAAAGGCGGTCCACATGAACTTTGGCCCCCGCCTTAGACTGGGACGGCCTGCACATCTGTCCCCACCGCGTCCTTGTCTCCAGAAACTCCTTCGCCGACTTCAGGAACTGCGCTCTTTGCCGTCTGGGATTCTTTCGCTGCATTTTTCAACTCCTCGTTATGCTTTCTTCGAAGCTCCTCGAAGCTCCGGGTCTTCAGGTGAAGGGGTGGAAGGGGACGGGCCGGTCGCGGCGCAGCCTCCTTTGGGATAGCAGCAAGGGCAAGGGCGTCCTGCAACTCATCAACGCGGCGGCGAGCCTGCGCAAGTTGCTGTTTGAGGTATTCGACCTCATCCATGAGGTGGTAACGGAGCGGAAAGAGAAATCTAAGCAATTTATCCATTGATCCTCAGCGTTAGAGTGGCCAAATGGCAGGCATCATCAAATGCATTGACTACCACCCACTGACCATTCTGATAGGTTATCTTCCAGCCAATGTCGTAACGTGAAATGCGTGGCTTTCTATAGGAGCTGGCCATTCGCTACCTGCTTTCGGTGCATATATCCGCACCAATTGAGTGCGTAGAACTTCGCCTCATCGAAACTTGAGCATGTGCGGATGTAATCCTCGGTGACTACCGACCACATGATTCCATTCTTGAAAATGTATGGTTTACCCATGAAATGAGACTCCTCCCCCGTCAAAATGGGCCTTCGCATAGAACCCTATCCACGCGCATGGGGAGCTTTCCTTATCCTTTACCGTGCTATTGAATACGGTTTCAGAGAAAATTCCTTCGAATCTTACCCACTGGACGTTAATTTCGGTAGTTTGGTCGCCTTCATCCACGGACCAGACCTGCGGAGCCTCGCTCCGGCGATTGAAATAGACCCTGTAAAATTTACGTTCCATTTATCTCCTCCAACTGGGTAAAAGTTTGCCTAACCTACGCTTTTTCTGTTGTTCAAGCTCCCTTTGGTGCTTGAAGTTTATCACCATACGCTCTGCGGGGGAAGCGGCGTCCATGCGTTCCTGATGTTTCTCTTCTTTGGTCTTCGCGCGTGGCCGGAGCATGGTCTTGAGCGCATATCGTGCGGCATCGAGGCAGTCCTGCTCAATCTTGGCGACCGACTTGTCCGTCTTCGCCACATCATCGATGTCCTTGTCGTCGCGCATGGCCAGCGGAATCGAATTCAGCAGCTCTGGGCATGACGAAGAGATCAGGAGCACCATAGGATAGGGCGTGCCACTCTCGGGGTCTACGCCGTGGCACTTGGTAGCCTTCAGCAACTCAGAGAACAGGGACCATCCGCCCTTGCGCTCATTGTCAGCCTCGGTCATGAGCGGCATACCGGCCAACTTTAGCTCCTTGTTGTGCTGCGAGGCAATCGTATTTACCGAATCCCGCTTGGAGAAGGCATCCGGGGAGCCAAAGAACGACCGAAGCTGTGTGCGCTCTCCCGCCGGAGTCTCGCGGATGAGATCACGGGCCACATCCATGGACTCCTTCTCGTTCACGATGTATTCGCGGTAAAAGAGGACGACCTCAAGCGAGTCTGGGAAGATCCAGTCCCAGCCAAGACCTTTGCGGACCTCCTCGGGCGACAGGCGGACCCGAAGACACCAGTAGTTGACGCACCAGTGAGAACGGCCCCAGTCCTGCGCCATCCATCGTACAGCCCACGGCTTGACGATGCGGCCTATCTGGTGGGGTTCGAGGCGGGTCTTCTCCAGATCGAAGCTATTGGCGAAGTAGGCACCCTCCAGAGAATCCCAGCTACCTTCCCAGTCGGCCTTGGCGATCACCGGGTCATCGTTGGCCAGCGTCTTCGTATAGGGGCCGCGTGTGGCAGCATAGGACTTACGCTGCTCATCGGTCCAAGAATAGTAGTCATTCTCGGTGTAGCAATCCTCGGCCAGAGCGCCGCGCACCCATTCGACATTGTCCCAGGGGGATACTTTCAGAAAAGCATAATCCGCGGGGTCTTGTCCGGGTGGTAACTCGTGAAGGTAAAACCTCTTTCGAAACTCCTGAATAGAAGCTCCGCGCATATTAAAAATAAGCACAATCTTGGCAGCTTTAAGCTTGGTGGACCGGCAGGCCTTCCGAATTTCAACAATCTCCCGCCAAGTAAATTGCTCGGCTTGGTCGATATACACAAGGTCATAGTTTCCTGACCGGAAAGAGTTGACAACGTCATCATAGTTTTCGGCATATTTGAACTCCATGCGGGATTTACCCACGCGCATCATGGCCGGGGGTGACGTCTTGAGGTTCTTGTCGAGCCAAGGGAAGTCACGCAGTATCGGTTCCAAGTGGAATGGGACCATCTGCTTGACCCACGTCCTCATGACGCAGCAAATAGTGATCCCATCCACCTCGTGCATCATGGTGATCGCCGTGCGGTCTATTCCCGAAGACTTCGCGCCGCCTCGACCACCCCCAACGCCAATGATCGTGGCCGGGGAGTTCTTGATCAGGTCGAGGATCTTCGACTGCTTAGGGAACAGCCGGATGCGGGCTTCGGTCATGACCTGTCAATCTTTAGCTTGATGCCATAGCAGCACCAATAACACTCGCCAAACACCCGGTCCCAATGAGAATCCTCTCCGCATTGAGGGCACTTTAGTCCGTAATCTGAAGGCAGCTTTGCGTGCTTCTTCGTAAGTTTCATAGGAACCACCTGAACCTGCGCCAGAAGGACAGGGCGCGTAGTAGGACGAGGATGATGATAGTAGCGGTTAGCCAGTGGGGCATTACTTACCCAACCGAATTCCAGCCTCGGCGAACTTAGCGAACAGCTTCGGGTCTTTCTTGAGCTGTTCTGCAACGTAAGCAATAGCATCCTTCTCGTCCTTAGCCAAAACCTTGTCGGTATATACAACAGTGTAGAGGGGCATAATGGTTCCTTTCTTGGCAGACTGCTAAGCCACTCGCAGTGGGCTCCAGCCCGCAACGGGATAGGCAAATCGTATCAGACCCCTAGGCATTGGTCAAGAAATATTCAGTCGATTTTGGGGAAAATTGATAGAGGTGGAGGTACCCTTTTTCGCGGAAGGGGGCCGGTGACATCGGTGTGCCGGGGGTCGAAACGTAGGGGATCAGGCCAGCGCGAGGCCGATGAAGAAGGCAAGGAAGAATGCGGCTCCGAATGCGGCTAGCACATACATGAGCTTTACGTCTATGTCATTCATATCGTTCACTCTTTCTCCGTGTTCACGTTGCGTGAACAGTCTCCGGTAATGTATTCATCCGAGCACTCGAAGCTGCATAGCCTGAGCGCAGCTGTGGCCCTGGGATCAGCACGCAGCTTAGCCAGGGCTTCGCCTTCAGCGTATGCAACCTGATTGCGCGTGATGCGGTATGACAGGCCGGCAGCCTCGAACTCCTCATTGAGCCTATCAGCTATCGCAGTATGGCTCATTGCATAGCCATACTCATCATGCTCGCGCTTACCCATTTCGGAACCTGTCGCAAAATGTAATATGATTAGTTGTATTGTTCGTGGTGAATCGTTGCCACTTGTTGACCCTGCCCGGAAGGCATACCGACCGTCCTGCGAAAACGCGGAGCTTAGGCACAGGGGGAAGAGGGCTAGCATCCCTACTCATAATCACGAACAAATTATCGATTCGCAAAATGTGAAGCTCGTCCACAGATGCTAACCCCCATCTTCTTTAGAATCATCATCTTTCATAGATCCCACATGCTCAACTACCAGCTTGATCGGATTGCCTTCCATCCCACCAATGTTCACCTGCTGACCATACTTCATCGGATCAAGTCTGGCAAGCAGCCACTTCCGAGTCTCAATCTGAAGTCTCGATCTCTCAACCGCATCAGCCTGAGTAATCTCAACTCCCTTCGGACCTTGCTTCATGATCACGCCGCGACGAACTTCATCCGCTAAAGGTAACAATTCAGACTCGATAATCGATGCTCGCGCTTTGACGGCAGTAGAATAGGCGTTCAACCTCCTGGTTGATTCTTCTAAACTGCAGGCTCGTAACCAACTGTAGAATGTGGCCTTTACGGGGAAATATGGTTTTTGGGATAAAATCTCTTCCATTCCTGCAGTGCTGGTTGAGATGAGCTGAATAATCTCCGCGAAGACATCCTCATCATATGAGCTGTGTGGCCCTTGATAGCGGGATAGACTCGTAACCTTAGTCATTTGCAGGATTTATCCTTGTTACTTCTCACCTTAGCACTAGTGTTCGTACCAAGTTACCATATTCAAAGTATGGGGAAATAACCTTCGCTTGTCAAGCTCGCGACTTTGGCATT